AAGTTTGCTCGGTCCAGACACTGATCCGCAAAAAGAATATCCCAGACTACTCGATCATGATAATTGACGAGGCGCACACCGTTTACCGTGCCCTTCAGGAACTCATGGATCGACGGAATATTGGCACTTACTACTTGGGACTTAGCGCTACACCGCTGAGCAAAGGATTGGGCAAGATTTTTAATGACCTGGTAGTGCCCATCACGCCTCGTGAGCTGATCAAGCAAGGTTACCTGGTGCCGACTAATTACTACGCCGGGCACACTATAGACACCTCTAAGATTAAGACTAGAGCACTGCCTACAGGCGGCAGTGATTATGATCCCAAAGCACTGGCAAAGGCGATTGAGGCCGATACGGTGCTCGAGGGCGACGTCATTGAGAATATTAAGCTACACGGCAAGGGAAGGCGTGGCATATGCTTCTCGCCATCAATAGAGCAGTCTAAGGCTCTCTGTCGGGCGCTTAACGCCAACGGCATCACTGCAGAGCATATTTCTGGATACACGCCAGAGGACGAGCGCATAGCACTCTATGAGGCGCACAAGGCAGGAGACTTTCAGCTCCTCTGCAACTCGATGATTCTCTCGGTCGGATACGATGACCCTGGAGTGTCCTTGCTTTGCTGTATGTACCCGACGAAATCGAAACTGCTATTCGTGCAGAGAGCAGGCCGTATATGGCGTACAGATGAGGGCAAGAAGGATAGCGTCTACTTAGATTTTAGCGGTAACCTTCGCAAGCATGGATTCCCAGAGGACATCGTGCCGGTTAGCCTCGATGATGGGGAGAAGAAGTTTAGGGAAGAGAACCAGGTACAGAAAGAAGACAAAGAGCCGAAAATGAACACCTGCCCGCAGTGCAGCACACTGTTTACCGGCAGACGCTGTTTTGGCTGCGGCTATGAGATACCAAAGAATGAGTCTATCTACCACGACGATCAGATCCTACAGAAAGTGGAAAAGGTTACGATGGAAGACAAGACCCGGTTCTATCAGGAGCTGCTCGGGTACAGCCTAGACCAGGGCTTCAATGAGGGTTGGGCGGCGTGGACCTATAAAGAGAAATTTAAGGTCTGGCCTAGAGGCATAGACAAGATACCAAGGAAGCCTAAGAGCGATGACGTGCTCGGCTTTATAAAACACAAGATGATAAGGAGGGCACATGCTCGCAGAAATTCTGGACAAGCTTGACAAGGTCCGCAAGTCAGGTGACAAATATACGGCATGTTGCCCAGTGCATGGTGACAAAAATCCGTCAATGTCTATTGCAGAGAAGGAAGGTAAGGTCTTAGCTCACTGCCATTCGTGTGGAGCCAACGGTCGTGACTTGGTAGAGGCTATAGGGTTGCCAATAGACGTGCTATTCTCCGAAAAACGAGAGATGCTGCACGATCCTCACTGGATGCTCAAGAAGACCAGGGACGCAGACGATGGCCTTATCATGATAGCTAAGGCATCACTAGAGCGCGGTGAGCGAATGAAGTACAGCGACCGTAAGAACCTTAAGGTAGTGCTCGCTAGACGAGACGAGAGAAAGCGCAAGGGCATAGATCAGATAGACAACTCTGATTGGAACCCGCTTAAAGAGCAGGCATATGGATTTTAGAAGAAGAGACACACCAGTATTTGTTGACAAGCGATCAGTGCAAAAGCAGCTAGATCAAGAAGTTATGCAATTCCTGGCAAATGGTGGTAAGATTGAGAAGATACCAACAGGTATATGTGCCGGGCATAGCCAAGTAAGTAGGCACTCGAGGCAGGTAAATCCTGCGGCAGATCCTAAGCACGGTGACTTATATGGGTAAGGGTTCAGGCAGACGGCCTCTCAAGATAGACAAGGACAAGTTCGAGTCTAACTGGGACCAGATATTCGGCAAGGGCAAACAGGAGACTGAGTCATGTACGGAAAAGGCAAAAAGCGAAAGCCCAAAGGCAAGTAGCGCAGAACCACCGAAATGATAGTATTCGATCAGGAAAAGCCAATACCACTGACAAGGGACGAGATTAAAGACGTCCTACGCAGTAAAGGCTACCCTGTCGATAGAGAAACCTACTTCGACGAGATCGTTAAGATAGTTCGTCACCTGGAACGCCATTACGGAATAAGACTATGACCGCAGGACGCCCATCTAAGCTGACCGACGCTCTAATAGAGCAGGCAGGTAGATACGCATCAAAAGAGTATTTATTGCATGGTGAAGTAATCCCAACCATTGAGGGATTGTCTGTGTATCTAAATGTATCAAGGTCTACTGTCTACAAGTGGAAGGGCGAGAACAGAGAATTTTCGGACATTTTAGAGGACCTCATGGCAAGACAAGCCAAGGAGCTGTTCTCTAACGGTCTCACAGGCGATTTTAACCCGACTATTACTAAGCTGATACTGACTAAGCACGGCTACTCAGATCGCGTTGAGCAGGACGTGACAAGCTCTGACGGCGCATTGGCTCCGACCAGTATTGTACTGCGTGGAGTGCGGGCAGATGACAGCAGCGACGATTGAGATCCCTGACAAGCTAGTGCCTGTGTTTGAGGGCAAGGCTAGATACCGTGGTGCCTATGGTGGCCGTGGATCTGGCAAGACTCGCACCTTTGCTCTAATGACAGCTCTGAGGGGTTACCAAGAAGGTAAGGCGGGCAGGGCAGGAATCATTCTCTGTGGTCGTGAGCACCTCAACTCTCTTAGTGAGTCATCCCTCGAGGAGATTAAGGCAGCTATCAGCTCTGTGTCGTTCCTAGCTGACTACTACGAGATCGGTGAGCGGTATATCCGCAGCAAGGACGGCAGGATCAACTACGCATTCGCCGGCCTCCGCACTAACGTAGACTCTCTCAAGTCTAAGTCACGCCTACTACTGGCTTGGGTAGACGAGGCAGAGAGCGTTACAGAAATAGCCTGGCAGAAGCTCATACCGTCGGTCCGAGAGCACGACTCAGAGATCTGGGTGACTTGGAACCCGGAGAGCAAGAACTCAGCAACGCACAAACGATTCCGTGAGGACCCACCAAAGGACGCCAAGATCGCTGAACTCCAGTGGTCAGACAATCCGTGGTTCCCTGATGTACTAGAGCAGGCAAGGCTAGAGGATCTAGAGAAGCGCCCAGACATCTATCAGCACGTCTGGGAAGGCGACTACCGCATCCATATAGAGGGCAGCTACTACGCTCTAGAGATGCTACAGGCTAAGACTGACGGCAAGCTCTGCGCTGTGCCCTACGACAAGTCTACTGCTGTGGTGACTTCTTGGGACCTTGGTATGGCCGACACGACCGTGATCTGGTTCGCGCAGTATATCGGCAAAGAGATCCGAATCATTGACTATTACGAGAACTCTGGCTGCGCCCTAGATCACTATGTGCAGATGCTACAGGGCAAGGGCTACACCTACGACCAACATATCCTGCCGCACGACGTCCGGGTTAAGGAGCTAGGCACCGGCAAGTCTAGGCTTGAGGTATTGCAGTCTCTAGGCCTAAGCAACGTGATAGTAGCGCCTATGCTCAGCATCGAGGACGGTATACAGCAGGTCCGCTCAATGATCCCGCAGTGTTGGTTTGACCAAGAGAAGTGCGAGCGTGGCATAGACGCTTTAAGGCAGTACCGCAGGGATTGGGACGAGAACGGTAAGCACTGGCGTGGCAGACCTCTACACGATTGGACCTCACACGCATCTGACTCCTTCCGCTACCTGGCAGTGGGCTACAAGCCTACACACATCTGGGGAGCACCTATCCGTCGCAACATCCGAGGGATCGCTTAGTCTGTGTTATACTCACAACCAAGGAATACATTATGTATGAGAATCAAGAAATGACCGGCTGCGTGGCATGCGGGTCAACAGTCAAACACTCCGACGCTGTAGAGATTGATATGGGCTACATCTGTAAGGAGTGCTCGGAGATAGGAAGCACAGAGCATGGCAGGACTTCTAAGCTTAGCAACTAAATTTGGTGATACTAGCGTAGAGAACCTTAGACGATTAGGGTTTCTACAGCCTGGCACTGAGGCATCTGAAAGAAACGTCAAAAGCGCTATTACTAAATACAATAAGAGCCTTGAGAATCCTGCCGTAAGACGCCGAGAGGTATTGAGGAGAGAAGGCCAAGATAAATTCACTGATGCGGATCTTGGTAATAGAAAGATCATCACTCCAGAAGATATGCTCGGAAATACTCTAGTCCCTGTGTTTGGTGATAGAACAGTTACTGGAAGGACAATAGAGAGCATCCAAGGAATAGACCTCCCTACACCGCAAAACTCTGACGGCGGTGTTAACTTTATAAGACGTTATCAAGACACCCCTTTAGCTTACGCATCAATGCTAGACCAAGCCTCAAAGAAGCAAGGTAATTTTGATTTCGCAGCAGAAAGAACGGACAACCCTAATGTATTAGGTGTCTACACAGCCTCTGCTGACCCTGCTAATAACTTTACCAACCCAACTGCCGGGTCATTATTTCAGATGACTCAGTCTTTGCAGCTTCCTAAAAAAGCCAAAAAACAATTTGATGATGATATGCGAAAGAAAGATCCTAATTGGGTAGGTCTTGATTCTCCTGATGCATATGACCAACTTATGGGTCTTGGTAAATACCCGATGGAGGGAGCAGGCGCTAGAAGAATAAAATTTACAGAGACTATGGATAGCGCCAAATATAGAGATTTGGGTTTCCCTGTACGACCTGACGTTATGAATACAATCATAGAGCCAGACCTGGTTAATGTTAACCGTGGTGATTCTGGCTATGGGGTTTTTAAAGCGGATGTTGGAGCTAATGTTGTGCCAATGGAGGGTCATGGCGCATACAACACTGGGATACTAGGGCAATATGAAGGCGGGCTAGAGGTCTCAAGACCGGCAAGCGTCATGTTTCCAGATGCGTTCAAGTGGATGCAAGCGCAAGGCAGAGGGGAAAGTGGTCAGCTAGGATCGCTTATGATGGACCCGAAGCTGTTTCAAATAGCAGACGATAAGTGGATCAATAGAGTAAATCATTACGACAAAACTGGCGAGATACTGCCAAGCCGACCAGAGGCGGGGGTCATGGCTGCAATGGTCGCAGCAGACAGCCAAGGTGCCGGTGACCCTATGGATTACTTGCGGGATGAAGCGGTGGCAAGACATAACGCTGTAGTAGACCAGAAGATGAAGACACTCGGCATGGACCCGCAACCACAGCAGGGCTACGAATACGGCGACCTACTGCCATATCGTCGCAACATTGAAACTGGAGAGAGAGAAATGGCGATGCCATCTTTCGCCAGGGACGCAATCAGAGGCCTTCTTGATCTGTCATCTACGCCCAAGACTAAGGTGTACAATCCGCAGTCTATATTCGACGTGATGATGTAAACAGGACACAAACATGGCAATCACAACATACACAGAGCTGAAGTCTACAATAGCTGACTTCCTCAACCGGGACGATCTAACGGCGATCATCCCTACGTTTATCTCTCTGGCAGAGGCTCAGATGGAGCGTGAGGTGCGTCACTACAAGATGCAGAAGCGGTCCGAGGGTCAGATAGACACCAGGTACTCGCAGCTACCGGCAGACTTCCTCGAGCCTGTTCGCTTTCATTTAGACGACGGCAAGTCATCAAGGCTAGAGCTGCTATCGCTAGACGACATGCTGCAATACCGCATGGACACTAACGACGCCCAGGGCAAGCCACGCTACTACGCTGTGTCAGGTGAGGCTATAGAGGTCTATCCTACGCCCGATACTACCTATAGCGGTGAGCTACTGTACTACGCAGAGCTAGAACAACTATCAGACTCTAACGCCTCCAACTGGCTGCTAGAGATGTCACCGGATGCCTACCTGTACGGATCGCTGACTCAGTCTGCCCCATACTTGAAGGACGACGCCCGAATGCAGGTCTGGAGTGTGTTATACTCTGGTGCTGTAGCAGGAACTAATTTGCAGAGCGATAAAGCCAAGTCTGGCGGCTCTGGTTTACGATTAAAGATCAGGAGCTATTAGATGAGCTTTACTAACTCGTTCGAGACAGACGTCCTCAACTGGGGACTAACAGCAGGTTCAGTCACACGCCCTACAGCGTGGTATATCGGCCTCTTTACATCTAACCCTACTGACACTGGCGCTGCCGGTACAGAGGTCACAGGCGGCTCATACGCTCGCACAGCGGCCACGTTCACCGTAACAGGTGACACGGCTAGCAACAGCGGCGCGGTAGAGTTTCCTGCTGCTACTGCGGATTGGGGCACGGTGAGCCACATTGGCGTATTCACTGCCTCTAGCGGCGGCACTATGCTAGTCCATGCGGTCCTGACGACTGCCAAGGCTATTGCCACAGGGGACGTCTTCCGTATCCCTACTGGTGATCTGGACATCACGCTAGACTAATGGCGCTGAGAGCCGGTTACGGCACTGGTCCATACAACGTAGCAAGGTATGGCTATCCGCAGGTATATGAGGCATCCGTAGCAGACAGCTCGGCGGCCTCTGTTACCGTGTCTGGTGCATACACTAGGTTAGCAACCGTGTCGGTCAGCGTGACCTCTGGGGCAAGTAACCCTAGGCTAGTAAAGCGTCGTCTAGGCTATGGCACTGGACCGTACAGTGAGGCTCGATACGGCTACCCTGAGATCTGGGAGGGTGCATCTGCTGTCTCTGTGACCTCAAGCGTTACACAGGCTGACTACGAGCGCATCAAGAATGCAGTAGTAGCAGACTCGTCTACCTCTAGCACATCAATGGTAGGCGTCCGAGTAAGGCTAGGTGATATAGCAGACACGAGCACTGCAACAGGCACGGCTCAGGCATTCCTAGCTATTGTTGGGGCAGCAGCAGGAGCCTCTACGTCTTCAGTAGCAATAAACTATGTTAGAATTAGAAAATTCTCTGCTAGTGATAACGCCGGGTCAGAAGTCGGCACGTTCGCTAGGTACAAATGGATAGAGCAAATTAATGCGTCCGAAACTTGGACGGAATCTGATTACCGAGGTGACTAACGATGGCTGATACAACCACCACAACCTATGGCTTAACTAAACCCGAGGTCGGTGCATCTGACGACACCTGGGGCACTAAGCTCAATACTGACCTAGACTTGCTAGATGATCTGCTAGATGGCACTACGGCGATTGCGCCTAACCTGTCTACGCTTAAGATTGCCGGTACTGCGGTAACCTCTACGGCTGCTGAGCTGAACATTCTAGACGGTGCTACCGTCACTACGGCAGAGCTGAACATTCTTGATGGTGTTACCTCAACTGCCACAGAGCT